AACCCACCCGAGCATAGTTCAGCTGAGTAGTGTTGCTCCAACAGCCGTCAGCCTCATTCGTTGATGATGAGCCTGCAAACTCTACCGGAATGAGTCCGTATGGAGTTGCCTTTGTCTTTGATATATAGGCTTGAGAGTTTGTGCCTATCGTTAAGCCTGTATCAATATAGCCGGATGCTGTCTGATTATAGCCTGTAACAGTTGAGCCATCCACTTGAGAATAAGTCATTTTTACAAGCAGCCTGCCTCTGTCATTGATAAATCCTGCTATACGATCCCAAGCATTGCCCCATGGATTTTCTATACCAAAGAGCTTGACCGCTATATGATTTGTAGTATCATTTGATCCCCAAAACAGACCTTTTTTGTCAAGAGTGCCGTTATTTATTAGGTTGACATTTCTATTTTTATTATTATCATTTTGCTCAACAAAGTTTTGATTGCCGTTACCAAAAGCAGCCTGTGTGTTTGTTGATCCGGAGATCAAAACAGCTAAAGCAATCAGCATCTGCCAATCTGAATATATGCGTGTGTACCATCCGGCACCATTTGCAACAGCAGCATTGATCTCAGCTGTTGCAGTCGTTACAGTTGAAACCTTTTGACCGGAGAGGGATCTCATAACATTGCTGATAATCGTTCCTTCATAAGCAGAGATATATTTGACATCTTGCAGCTCTCCATTATGATTATAAAAATTCCATGCATGATAATCATCATCCATTTTTTGATTTGATATATAAACATAAGATCTGCTAACAGTCTCAACATACTTGATCCATACTTGAGGAAACTCTATCATACAATTAAGCTCTCCGGATGTTGTTGAAACACTTGAGGCTGTGCCGTCAATTTTCTTTGTATAATCGTTTTTGTCAAGCTCCTCAACAACTTCTCCGGCTTTGTTTATCATAACCGGTCTCAGTTGTTTTATAAACCAAACATCTTCCCAATCTCCATAATTAAAGCTGCCTGAGCTATAATCCATATATGCCTTTTTAAAATTCTCATTAGCCTCAATATAATGGACTCTGCCTACCGGATTTGAGTTTTGTTTATCTATATAAAAACCGTAAACAATAGCTCCAAATCTATTATGATTATCTAAATTTGTAACTCCGTTTAGAGAAACAGGAAAAGCCTTAAAGCAATAATCAGCCTCAGCATCCGGCAAATCAATCTCAAGCTCAGAGTTTGCATATTTGTTGCGTTCATAGTTGATTGCAACAATTTCTCCGTCTGCTGTGTTTGCAGGATATTCTCCCTCTTTCATTACAATTATTGTTTTTTGCCAAGAGCAAAGAGTGTAGCCGTCAATTACTGTGTCTTTGCTATCGCTCCAACTCAGATAGGCTTTGCCATTTTCTTTGCGGATCGTTAAACCTGTGCAATTTGTAGGCGGAATGCCTTGAGGCAAATTGCCAAAAGTATTATCAAGGATCTCAAAATTCTCATTGAGATCTCTGTCAAAATTAAAAAGCTCATTGCCGTCTCTCTGCATATCTGTCAAATTCATATTCAGATAATGTGTCTTTTTGTCTCCCATTTTTATTCTCCTGTCTTTACATTGCAATAATGTTTTTTGTATATCTGCTCCATCTGAGCCTTTGTTAAAACCTCATGGATCTCTTTTTTTCTTAAATAAGGCGGATAATAATATGCGGCAGTCTGAGCCGGCTTGCAGCTCAAAAGAGTTTTAATAAGAGTGTCAATCTCCTCATCCTCTAAAAATCTCTCTGCACAAAGATAAAACATCTCTCTGCCGTCATTTATTTGCACAGGATCAGACTTGCCATCCTTTTGAGCAAGCTCTCCATTGCCTATATAGTCAATGTCTCTCAAATCAAAATCTGCATTGATATTCTCAACAACATTGATAGGCAATCCTCTTTTTTGCAATAGCTGCTCAACTTGTTTATAGTTTTGACCGCCGGCAAACAATCTCCATTGAGTCTCCACATTTGCGGCTCTCTCTTGAAGTGTACCGGATGCAGAGACTCCAAATAACTCCTCATCATTTTTGATGTCATTTTCATTGAGAGTCTTTGTAGGAAAATGCACCAATTTTAGATCAGAGATTTTTTTTGCAACTTCAGCAACCGCATCTGTCATTACATCAATAAACTCAGATGTAAATTGATCAACACACATCCAGGCTCTGCCGTTACCTAGCAATTTTTTAAATGCAAGTGATATTTTATTCATCAGACTGTTCCTCATCCTCTGCTGCATCCGCATCAAATACAACCTCATCATTGATTGTCAGTTTTGATAAATATGCCAAAGCTCCTATTCCTAGACTCTCCTCATCAATGCTCTCATCATTATCATTAAGCAGGATAAAACTTGTAAAAGTATTGCTGCCGATCAAATTTTGCACCATTGTTAAAAGTGCATTTTTGTTTATTAAAGCATTTTGCTCTGTATAACCTAGAGCAATGATATGAGGTCTTTTTATATCAAGAGCATCATCAAGAGCTGTTTTTATTCTGTCATTGTAGTCTGTTGTTGTTAAACCGGTTATTATAACCTGATAGCCGGTATAATTACAAGGCAGCAAATTAACTTTTGCATTAACCGGTCTCCTGTCATGCACTCCCTCAGAGCTGCCCTCTATTGAGTTTGCAACTTGTAAAAATTGTCCGGAGCCTTGAAAATTTACAAACTGACCATCAATCCAATTAGGAAAAGGATTAGGAGCAATCTCTCCGGATGGAGTCCTATTTTTACCGCTGCCGGATGCAACAAGATAAATTGTAACAATCCCCTCTGTCAATACATAAATCAAAGCATCAACAATCCCGGAGACCTCAAGGCACCATTCAAAATAATCAGATACTGAGCCGCCTTGAGCTTTATTTTTAAATTTATACAAAACTCTAGGTCTATAATGCTCAACATCCTCATCTTCTGATCCCTCAATTTTTACTGTTGTTATTGTAGCAGTCTGAGGAATACCATCTAAAGGATTTGCAATAGTCAAAACAGTACCAACAGGCAAATTGCCTGCCTCTCCGGATGTTGTGCATTGAGCTGAGACAACAATATTGCCATCCTCATTATTACCTTGAGCAGTTGTTTTATAAATCAAACCGGATGTCAAATCCTTATAAACTGTGCCTGTTGTCAAAGTTGATGCAGCTGCATCATATAAAGTCAGCTCAACTTGAGCCGGCTGTCCTTTTATATATTCAACATCAACCAAATCTCCCCAAAGTTTTAAGACAGGCAGATCGCAAGTTTGAGGGAAACATTGCTTATATACCCATATCAAACTTTGCCAAACACTCCCTAAAACTCCGGCAAATGCCCATGATAAAGATTTTACAGCTGCTTTTTCTAAAAGCGGAGTAAAATCATTATATTTTTGTCTCAAAGCCTTATATTTTGCAATCGTACCCTCTGCAATTTCTTTTATAGTTTTTATTTCAAAATTTGCCATTTTGCCTCTCCTACTTTGCTTTTAAAATAGCTTTTTCATTTTGCCAAATTACCCCAAAGATCCGAACATTACCGCCCGGCTCTGTTGTTGTAATATCAACATTCATTTTATTATCTCCATTGCCATAAGCTCTGACATCAAGTGCCTCAATAACTCCCTCATCAAGCATCCATTTTAAAAGATTTGATGCAGCAGTCTCAGCATTTTTTAAATTTGAAACTGTGATCGGAGCCTGGATAGCATCCTCAAAAGATTTATCTTGAGGATAGTCAGAATATATGTTGTAATAACAATCTCCGCCAAATAATGAGACATAGATTGCAGTCAAAAAACCGCTATCTTGATCAATATCTCCGCCGGATGATGTTATTGCTCCGCCGTCTCCATAATCTGATAGTTTTATCTCCATATTAAACCGCCTTTGTCTTTGTTGTATTTGAAGTTATTGTGCAAACTCTGCCCTCTCCGTCTTTGATTGTTGAGTTTTCTGTCAAAACAAAAGCTCCGCCCTCATCTCCTAAATTAACAGCAGCTTTTATTGTTGCTGTTGTTGCCTTGATAGAGGCATCTCCGGAGACCTCAAAAACCAATCCGGATCCATTTACAGCAATTTTGCCGTCATTTTTGAGATGCAACTCTGCAACAGGCTGATTGTTTGCATTAACAGCAAAAATCCTTTTTTCTCCGGGAGCTGCCTTTTTGTCTGTAAAGTCTCTCCAACCAACAATAAAACCATGAGCCGGATTGTTGTTTATCATCCCCCCTAAAGCCTCAGAGTTATCAAGAGGGCAATAATCATCTCCGCCGGATGTATATTGTATAAAATTATGCAGCTGCCCTGCCATAATTTTTACTTTAAAATATCTGATTTTTTCCTTTATAAAATGCTCAAGAGCTTTTATTTTTAAAAACATTTAACACCTCATTTAAAGTCAAAAAATAATAAGCTAACACAGAGGCAAGCTCTCCGGAATTATGCCGGTATAAGCACAGGGTAAAACAAATAAAATCCTTGTCTCATCATTGTCAAGAGGAGTAATTTTTTTAATTACAAACTCAGTCTCCTCATCAATATAGATGTCCGGATTTTTTATAATTGCCAAATCTCCTATTTTTAGCTCTCTATGCTCCTCATTTAAAATTAAAATTACTTGAAAATGCTCCCCCAAATCCTCACAGGCTTTGCGATCAGATAAAGATGTCAAATCATTTGCATTAAAATCATTGCTGCTTAACCGCCTTGTAACAGGATAAGGGATAGGCACTTGAGAGATTGCCGTTTGAGTCTCCGGATATTGAGAGTTAAGCTCATAATATCTTGCAAGTCCGTCTGTATGAAACCTTGCATGCCACTCTTTAACACCTATGCACTCTCCGGCAATAAAACTGATTTTCTCTTGCTCTCCATCTTTAAGCCTGCCTACAAAGAGTCCGGAGCCTGTGTCTTTAATAAAAAAGCCTCTTGATTTTGCAAGTCTGCTCATAAAACTAAAAACTCTCTCATCCGGCATTGCCGCAAAAGATGTGCCTATATCGTTGATACAAACCTCATCAAGCTCTGTATCATCTGAGTATGTTATAGATTGACCATAAATCTCAGCAAGATTTGTCAATATTGACTTTATAGATTGATTTGAAAATTCAAGAGGATAAGGGCAATCACTATCAACCAAAACCCCTGCATGTGATTTTATTTCAACCTGTACCCATTTTTGAGATGTTGTAACATGAGGATCAATGTTTACAATCCTGCCGGTTAAAAATAAGCCGTTTTCATCATAAACTTTGACCTCTGATTTACAGTCAAGAGCATAATTGCCCTCAGATGTTATAAAGACAAATATTGCAGCTCTGACAGAGCCTATATTATCAATCAGCTCATACTCAGAAAAGTTTTTATATACATTGTCTCCTATCTCTAATCTGACTCCGATCTCTCCGGAGTCAGTTTGATTGCCCTCAACCGGAGCCAAAATCTCTCCTGTTGAGACATTTGCATTGAGTTTTTGCAAATTACTTGCCTTATCCGGCAAGCCATAAACTCTCCTGGATAAATCATCCCAATTTGTTTTATCTGTTTTATTTATACCTTTAAACATATAGTTTTACTTCCGTTCCTTTTGGCAGCAAATAAAACAAATCATCCGCCCATCCGTTTGAGCTTATTAAATACTCAATAGTTCCTTCAGGATCTATTGCAAAGTCATTAGGATAATTGTTATATGCTACATTTACAGTTGACTCATCCTCTGTCAATATAAGAGTTTTTTCAATTTTTAACTCATAAGATTTCTCAATAACAGCATTTATTGCCGCTAAAACAACCTCATTGATGCCGGAGTCTCTAACAAAAGCATCAGCCAAATCATCAATTTTTTGATACTCATCCTCAATATACTCATTCCAATCATCAGCAAGATCCGCAAAATCATTTACAGCTGCAATAGCCTCTTTGCGTGTTGTATATTCTGTCTGAGTGATATTTTGAGCAATAGCAGCAATGACCGCCTGTGCCGTTGTATCATTTATTTTAAGCTCATCAATCTGCTCAGCTGTCAGAGGATATTTTGTGTTTGAGCTTTTAAGACCACCCAAAAGAGATGATAAAGAGCTTTTTATTGATGCCACATTATCCGGCAAAGTAAATCCGGATTTTAGACTATTGATTTTGTATGACAAACCAACAGCTTGAGAGATAGCAATTTGTAGCTGAGATGTCATAGTATAAGCATTTGACATGACATCCTGCCCTACAATATCAGCCAAAATTGATTTTACTGAGATTGAGTTTGCTGCACTTAAAGCTGATGTAACTTTTGACATCATTCTATTATAAGAGTCTTTAAATCTGCTCATCCTTGTTTGAGTGCCGGCTGCCGCTGTTGCTGCTGCCTCAAAATTTTCAGCAGAGATTGTGTTTGCAGATGCTGCCGCTGCCTGCACTTGCTTTGTGTCAGATGTTGAGCTATCCGGATATGTTGTTGATGATGTCTGATGGAAGTTTACTGTAACTGTTGTCCTATTGATTTGATCTGTTAAGGTATTTTTAACAGAAAAATTAAGGACATTAACTGTAAACTCATCACCATAGGCAAGCCTTAATTTTGATTTGCCTATTTCACATAAAGCATCCTCAAAAGCTCTTGCCTCTATGTCATGATTATCTCCTACAAAAAGACAGTCAAGATTGACATCCTTGCCGCCTATTCCAAGATCTGAAAATGTATCATTTGAGTCTCCTACTCTTTTTTTACTTGAGGATGTTGACACACCGGAGCTGCTATGACTACCTTTTTTGCCGGAGCTTGATGAGCTTGAGGCTGTATATGTTGTTTTTGGATTTTCTTTGACATCTCCAATGTGTTTCCTGGAATAACCACTCTCAAGAGTTTTTATTTTAAAAACTTTGCCGGATGGACTTTTCCAAGTTATATCTTGTCTTTTTTGTAAAAAATCAACCATTTATTTTTAACCTCTTTATATAAAATCCGGCTTTTAATTAGCCGGATTTAAGTTCATATCATGCGGACTCTTGAGATTTGTTGAGACTCTTGCATTTTTATCAGTTTTGTTTGTCAGCTCAACATCAACATCAATAGAGCCTTTGCTATTACCCCCTTTGACAGCAGGAGTGTTGCTATCTTTGCCGTCAGCTCTTTTTATCTTAAAGCCATCAGCTTTAAAGCCTAATTTTGTCAAGATTTGCGGCATTTTTCTCAGAGCTTGAATGATTAAGCCTATCGGTCCCAAAGCACCAAGTAAAATATCAATAAAATGATTTTTGATAAAATTTCCTATTGTTGTAAAAGCAGTCTTAACAGCACTCCATAAGCCTGTTATTTTCTCAACAAAATAGTCTTTTATGATGCCGGCTCCGATTTTCCAATTTTCAATAAAACTGTGCCATTTTTCTGAGATCCAATCTCCTACTTTGCCAAAAGCCTCTTTGATAGTATCCCAATTTTTTATAAGCAAAAATCCTGCCGTAATAGCTGCCGCAATAGCAGCAGGGATCCAAAAGATCGGATTTGCCAAAAGTGCAACAGTCTGAGACCATATTGCCGGGATAGAGGCTAATATACTAGGGATAAGCTGAGACTTCAGCACCATACCAAATAAAGCAGCCTGGACTCTCATCATTTGCAAAAATTGCACAGCTTTATAAACCGCAAAACCTGTAAATAAACCTGTTACAATAGGCAATAAAACAACAAGAGGCTTTAAATATTGCAATAGAGTCTTTACTCCGTTTGCGGCAGATATAAAACCGTCAATTATAGGAGTAATTTTAGGAGATAGCTCTGCAAGTTTTTTAACAAGCAAGCCAAAACCTCTGATCAGAGGCAATAAATACGGAGCCAAAACCTCTCCAAGTTGTATCATTGCCGCTGTCATTTCTCCGCTAACTTGAGCCATTGTTGCTGAGCCTGTTTTGCCCATGTTTTTAAATGCAGCCATCAAGCCATTGCCGGATGTCATATTTTTACCTATATCAGACATAATATTATCAATGATTTTTAATTTATCTCCGGACAAAGCCATTACAGCAGTAAATGCTCTTGTATTAGGGATTGCACTTGCCATAAGCTCAGGATGCTTTTTGGATGCCTCATTTAATTTCTCAAGAGTATATCTTAGCCCCTTTTGCCTAATTTGCAGCATACCATAAGGCACACCTAAGCTCTGCAATGTTTCCTCTGCCTCTTTTGATGGCTTAATTAAAGCAGACAACGCACCTCTCAGAGCCGTTGTTGCCTCATCCGTTTTAAGACCACCAAGAGTCAAAGCTGACATTGTTGCCAAAAGTTCCTCAAAACTAACTCCGGCAGCTTTAGCAATAGGAGCAACTTTACCAACATTTGAGGCAAGCTCTCCTACTGTTGTTTTACCATATTGCTGAGCAGTATAAAAAGACTCAGCCACTTTTGTTGCATTTGTTGTCTCTCTGCCATAAGCATTGACAACAGATGTCATTCCGTCTATTGCAATACTTAACTCTGTGCAGCCACCTTTTGCAAGGATCATTGATTGTTTATAAAGAGCAAGAGACTTATCTGATACTCCCAAAGCGGAGATTGTATCAAATAAGCCTTTATTTGCATCCTCAACAGCAAAACCCATTCTGATTGCATCTTTTGAGATTTCTTTAAGTTTGCCGCCAAATTGCTCAATGTCGTTTTTACCCATCAAAGTATATACAGACATAATGCCTTTTTCCCAATCAGCAAATTGCTTTAAAGGCACAAAGGCTCCAACAGCTGTCAATGCTCCGATAATACCAACACAGGCACCTTTTACAGACATTATTGCTGCCTTTGCTTTACCCATGTTAGATTGAACATTTTTGCCAAATTTTGCAGCTCCGCCGGACATATTTTTAAATACTCCTGTTACTCCATCTTTGGCTAAAAATTTTGTGCATATTGAAAATGTTGCTGCCGTCATTTTATCTCCTCTTTGTGTATCTTTTTACATCTTTGACCTTGCTCAATAATGTCTGCAACATAGAGCCTATTGCATCCGGATATTGTCTCCCATCCAAACTCCTGAAGTATATCCGTAAAGTACAGACATACAAAAAGGACTACCGATCGAAAAAACTAAAACATCCGGCAGCAATTTCATTGTCTCTGCCTTGCAAACCCTCAAGAGCATGCTTGCCTCTGCCTGTGATTATTGCCAATGATTGCAGCAATACATCCGCATCATTTTTGGCATTCATACCTTTAACTTGACCTAATTTGATCGGGTATTTGTACTCAAGCTCATCTATTTTTATCTCATTTGATCTTATAGGCTTGATGAGTTTTTGTACCATATATCCTCTATCTTCATCCCAATAAACTAAGCCGCACATAATAGCTTGCAGGACTCTTTTATATAGGATCTCATTTTCTCCTCTATCAACAGAGATCTCATCACCGCAAAGCTCATCAAGATCAACATCACAGAGCCTGTTTTTAATATCACTCAAAACATTTTCCGCTTGTTCTTTTGTCATAATTTTTCTGATTTCACTTTTTGCAGCTGCTACCGGAGCAGATGCAACCGGCTCAGATACTGCCGGATTTGTTGCATTTTTGTTGTCAAACATTTTTAATTTTTCTCCTATTCTTTAAGTACATAACCGATTTAAAAAATCGGCTTGCCTGTAATGAGACAAGCCGTTTTTCATGTTTATAGTGTATAAGTATAAATTTATGACTCTCTAATGCCGGAGCCGTCTGTTACAGAGATTGAGAACTCATCTGTTACTTTTTTAGTTGATGAGACTCCAAAATCTCCAACAATACAGCCTGTCAACTCAAAAGATGATCCGATTGTTTCAAGTACAATAGGCATTGATGCTAAGCCGCAAGCCTGCTCAAATGCTGCTCTGTTTGAGTCATTGATTTTTACTTTTAATCCGGTAATTCCCGGAGTTATAACTGAAAAATAGCCGTCTGCCGTTCCGTCTCCATAGCTTTGAGTCTCTGTAACCCTTTGACCGCCTTTATTGACAATAGGCTCAACATCTTTAGGGATTGCAAACTTTGTGCCGTTGAGAGTTATGGAGACCGCATCTCCTATTTTATTTCCCATGATTTTTCTCCTGTTTTAAGTGTGTACTACAAAAGACAGGCTCAAAGAGCCTGCCTTGATCTTGCTTGTCGGCAATAAATGAGTTCCGGATTACTAACCGCAATCCTGCCACTCTCCGCCGGCAAGCCGCTTTTTCATACAAAATAGCCTTTAGAGATTACTCTCCATCTCCAAAATAAAAGCCTATAAAGTTTGTTAAGTCAAAGATACGACCAACACCTGTCAGCTCAAATTTTAGATTGATGTTTAATCTGTTAGGATTGCTTTTATCAATTTCTGCAACTGTATTCTCTTGAGCAGCTACATAATTTGCAATCAAACCGGCTAAGCCTAGCAAGCCTATTCTTGTATTGGCTGCCGCTTTAACATCTTTAAGAGTTCTTACATCCGGATTAGTTGTAACATCTTTCTCAGATGCCAATATAACAGATTTCCATTCATCAGTATCTCTAAAGTTATACATCAAATCATAAGCAATATTGCCTACTACTGTAACATCTCTGTCAAAACGATAGAGAGGATTTGATTTGCCTAGAGGATGATAGAATGTAACAAGATCCATCAATTTATAAGAGCCGTTTGCCTGTCTTACAAGGTTAGTATAACCGGCTTTTAAAAGGCGGTCTCTTTCTTGATAGGTTAAAACTCTAAGCTCTCCAAAATCTCCAACAAGCTGAACATTGATGGAGTCATCTCTCCTGTCTGTGCCGTTTGCAATCAATGTCTGCAAGTCATAAGTGCCTGCAACAGTTTGAGACTCCGGAGCTTTGATTGCTGAATAACAAATTACATATTGAGCAGTCAAACCGTCATGCCAAGCCTCAAAATTTTCTTTTAATTTATCTAAGACTGTTGATGTTGCATATTGAGATATAACCCTTGTCAATCCCATTTCCGGAGTCAATATTGCAAGAGCCTCATCTGGAATAACACCTACACCGCTTGACTCAGTTGTTGTTGCAACAGTAAAACTTACTCCATGTGTTGCAGCAGCAAAAGGATTGCCATCTTCATCAACTATGTCAAACTCAAACAATGAGTCTGAGCCTACCCATTTTGCTGTTAGAGTTAAGCCTGTAACAGTATTTTCAGTCTTTGCAAGAGCTACTGTAAAAGGTATCTCAAGATGTTCATCTAAAAGCTCTTTTAAAGCTGTTGCAATATCTGCAACCGTCATGCCTTTTGATAAAGAGAATGGGTATCTTGTAATCTCATAAGCATTTAAGACTGTGCCTCTCGGAGCTTTTGCCGGATTATTATGAGCATTTGTTGCAACCTTGCCGGCTACATCAGCAGCTGCCTCAAAAATCTGATCTTTGAGTCTAAAATATCCGTTTATTGTTTTTGTAATTCCATTTGTACCCAATGCAGGACTGATTGTTTTTACAGTTGCATGAGATCCTGTTGCAGATGGAGCCGCAACAGGCAAATAATATGTCTCAACTTTTGAGCCATTGCCGGCTTTAGGGAATAACTTTAAAGCCATTCTGTGCAGCGGAGAGCCAAAGCCGAACATAACTCCGGCATCATCCGGATTGCCGGATGCAAGATAAAGTTTGTTAGTCTCAACAGATACTCCCGTCTGAGCTTGTCCTATGCAGACAAGGATCTCAGGTCTTAAATTTGCGGCAGTATTTTGATTTTGCTGCTTGACTGACACACTTGTTGCTGATGCAACCGCTGACACATCAAGTGATTTAGTAATTGCTACCATTTTATATCTCCTTTTTTATTGATCGTCATTGTCTAAAATTATTCTTACAAAAGGATCTATGTACTCCTCTTGTATATCAAGAGTCATATAAAACTCTTTAATTGTTGCAGCATCAAGATAAGCTGTCGGCTCGCTAAAGCCTAGCTCTAATGTTAAAGCCGCACCTAAGACACAGACCGCTGAGTTTTCATCTTCCGGAGACTTTATCCTCTCCCATTTTTTTACAAGGCTATGATTAACAATATTGTCTGTACCTTTTGCAACATTTGCCTCACAGTTTAGGATTTTATAGAGCTGAGAGGTTAAATAGTTGAGTCTATCCTCAGCATTTTCCTCATCAGTTTTTACAATAATCTCATTGCCGCTTGAGTCTGTGCCGGTCTCTGTTTTTCCGGCTGCATAAAACTCAATCTGCAAATTGCCTATTGCATAATTCTCATATATATCTTGCTGCTCAGCAGGGAAGTCAATTTGATTAAAATAAACAAATACACAAGGCATAGCGGACACATCCGGGAATGTCAATCTTTTTGGATAAATCACAAAATCAATAAGATTTGTAATCTCATCCTCTGACATACCTTGAGCCGCTGCCGCCTCTTTTTGTCTTGCCCTCTCAGCTGCAAGCAGCTGACAAATTGCATCTCTGACAAGTGTCATATTCATAGGCTGTATTAAGTCCATACTATATCCCCCCTGCGTTGTCTCTGTTTACTTTGCAGCCGTTGCCTTTTGTTGTTGCAGCTGTGCATTTAAGCAAATAATAGCCGGATGTTCTGTCAAAAGCTGTATCTTTGACATAAAAATCAACCCTCTCATTATTCATTTGCGGCAGCTCAACATTTGCTATCCAACCCTCAACCGGCTTTTTATTTGTTTTTTCAAATAAATCATCAGCATTTATTGTCAACTCAAAAGAGTCTCCAAAATAGCCTTTGTCTCCATCTAAAAAACTCAAGCCTGTAAAGTTTGTATAACCTCTCAGATCAAAACCATCATCAGATGGCTGAGGCTTTAAAATAACAGCCACAGAGTTTCCGGATTTCTCTCCGAAAAATACAGTTTTTTTATGAATACTTAATAAATTGTTAAGCATAAAGTCTCCTGTTTTGGCAAAATAGAGGCGGAGATATAATCTCCGTCTCCTCATTTACCCCAAATAAAAACTAAGCTGATACTAAGCCGCTGAATGTAACAAAGCAGTCAATATCAACCGGAACTAAAATCGGTCTTGATTTTACACCTGCAAGAGTTACAGCAGAGCCGCCGTTTAATTTGTCATAAGCATAAGGCAGCTGCTCAACTTTTTGCAGATTTAATTTTGCTCCGCCTAATTCAGATGGAGCATTTGCATCATTTACAGCTCCATAATATCTCTTGAAGTTAGGCTTTTCAGGTACAAGTAAACCTGTGCCGGATTTGATAAATCCTACTTCAGTTCCCTCTCCTGCAAAGTTATATCCAACAGGGATTTTGTATTTAGCATTGTATGACCATACATTTAATTTGTAGGATCCAACACTAAACTGACCATGAAACATTGCACCCGGAGTCAACTCAATAGGCATATTTATATCTGTTCTTGATATACCTTGCTCTTTGTTTGAGTTTTTTCTGAATTTTTCATTACTCAACAATGCTGCAATACCTTTTGACTCAAGGATCAAATTGAATGTTGAAACACCAATTTTGCCATCATCAAAAGCTATCTGACAGCCGGACTCAAGAGGCTCAAGAGGATCATTTGCTGCAACATCCCACGCACTAGCTGAGATTGAGTGTGATGCCTTTTTATTAAACTTGATCTCTTTGCCGTTTGCAAGTACGATCTTGCCATTAAATAAGCCGTCTGCTGCTTGTTTTTCCTCTGAATATCTTTGCCATCCGGAGATGATAGTTTGATGCTTATTGATAAGATTTGAGATTTTTGCAGCTTTTGCCTCATACTCAGTCTCTCCAAATTGCACTTTAAACATATCTTCCTCTGTGATTGTGCCATAGTTGTTATATTCAGGAACTGTGTATTCTTCAACATCAAAGCTGTTAAAATCAACTCTCCTGCCGCCTGTGCCTAGTTGCACATCAACAGCATACTGATTATCAATTATTTCTTTTTGGATTTCAACCTTGATGCCGTCTAATTGCTCTTTTTGAAACAAATTAGCTAAAAACATAGGGCATGCTTGTCTTTTGCTAAAACCTATTTGCATTGTCTTTTTAATCAATGACATAATTTTTTCTCCTATTTTAAAAATTGTAATAACAAACAAAATCAAACCCTTTGCAGAGTGCCGCAAAGAGTCAATTTATCAAAATATTTTTATCCCGGTATCCTATGCTTGAGCTGTTGCATAATCAACATGTACAAGGCGGATGCCATTATTTTTTAAAGCTGTTAAAACAGCCGCATCAGATTTGTCAGCTGCTTTAATAAATACAACTTTTGACTGATCAGCATCTCCGCATTCCAACACTCTTGCAAGAGGATAATCAACAGCCGCATTTGTTGAGTTTTCTATGCTATGAGCAAGGATATAAGATGGCTCCGTTCCCTCATTATTTGTTGAAAAAGCTGTCAATTTGCCGCTTGAGTTTAAGCCTAAAACTGTATAAGCTGCATAAGTTGTATTTGCCGGAACTGTAACAGTTCTGTCAGAAAATACACCGTCTAAAATAGCCTTTGAATTGTCTATTGTAGTCATTTTATTAAATCTCCTATTTTTAAAATCGTAATAACTAGCGGATAAACCGCTTAAAAGATTAGAGTCTATTCAGCATCCAATCCCATTTTTGCAACAATTTTGTCAATCATTGCCTGCTCTTTTGCTGCTGCATCTTCCGCATTTGAGCCTTTGTCTCCGCCGTTTTGCTCATTTTCATCAGCATGATCCGGTTCTTTTGGATCGACAGCTGCCGCATTGCTGCTTTGCATACCGGCAATAGTTTGAGCATTGAGTCTAGCTTGTAACAACTTAGCCTGGATGCCTTGATCAACTATTGAGCCGCCGTCTTTAATAGCTGCAACAATAGTGTCTTTGTCATCATCAATAAATCCCATCAGAGCATCTACTCTGTCTTTTTCCTCTGTTTTGCCTGCGGCTTTTCCTGCCTCAAATACTTCAGCATAAACATTAGGGAATTGAGCCTTTAATTCTTCTCCGTTTTTCATTGATTTTTCTCCTTTTTTATTAGTATTTACATCATTTGTCTGTGTAGTTTGCGGCGGCATTTGCACAGATGTTGCGGATGCCGGAGCAGCTATGCTGCTCATATCCGCTGCCGGAGTTTTTGTAGGTATCATTGCAGCAATCCTGTCAAGAGCTTGCATATCAAACTCTCTTTCTGACATTTTTGCCTTGCATTGATGTATCCTCTCTTTTGCCGCTTGAATGACAATATCTCTGTCTTGAGATAAATCATCCTCTCCGGAGTCCTCATCATTGTCTGACTCAACCTCTCCAAGTTTTGCAAGGTCTTTTTTACCTACAAACCAGGTCTCCTCATCCATGATGCTGCGGATTTCTTTCTCAGAAAATATGCCTTTTTCAACAAATTGCTCAGCATATAATGCCGCCAATTTTTCTAAAAGCTCTCCGTTCTTTTGCATAACTCTATAATCTCCGATTGCCATATTCCAGGGATTATGCAAAACAACAATAGCATTAGGCATAAAACTGAGAGAGCTGCCGGCAAGCATAACATAAGCTGCCATAGAGGATGCCTGCCCTACGACTCTTATATTTACCTTGCCTCTTTTATATTGCTTGATAGCATTAAAAATTGATAAGCCGTCAGTAACATAGCCGCCCGGAGAGTCAATCTCAATGTCAACATCCCCTGTCAGCCTTTGCATCAGATCCGCAAACTCTGTGCCTATTACATCCCAACCTATTACACCTTTAATTTTTATCATAGCTTTTTACCTCTTTGAGATTTCAAATCCGCATCCTGTGCATTTGCCATTTACAACTTTGCTCCTGCAAATATGGCAAATTGTAGCTCTTTCCGGCTCAGCAGCCTTTTGAGCTTTGTTTTGTGTTTTCGGAGCTTTTGGAGCTGCCGGCTCAACATCTTTGTCAAGCTCTGCTGCCTCTGCTTTTGGATCAATTACAGTATTATCAGCCGGAGCATCCGGCTCATCAGCTGCATCATCAGATTTTGTGTCAGCTGCTTGATCCTCAGTTTTTTCAGTTGCATCAGCTGCCGGAGCTGCTGCATCCTGTTTTTGTTTTTTTTCGTCAATTTTTGCTCTTAAAGTATCTACATACCAATTAGCAATTTGTGTACTGTTCAAACCTACCCCTTGAGCCTCTTTAATTAGCTGCTCTTTTTCGTTTTGTGGTAAATCTGCCAATTTTTGTCTTTGTTCGCTCATAAAATTTCTCCTATTTTTACTATTATTTTTCCTTGCTGTTGTCTGTCTCATCATTGTTTGCGGCATCCGGAATAAACAGCCCCTCAAAAGTCAAGCCTGCATCCTTAATCTTTTGCTCCTCTTGCTGTCTCTTTTCAAGCAGAGAGTCAAAATCAACCGGATTGCCTAAAAGCTCAACAGCCTGCTCATAAGATATTAAGCCGGCTTTGAGTTTAGAGATTACAGCATTGACCTCTTTGACCTCATCAACATGCGGAATTGATGCTCCTACAAATTTTGCCTTTGTGTAGGCATTATCAATATATCCTTTGTCATTTTTGAGCTGTAAATATTTTGGAGCATCTATATTGCCCTTTAAACACTCAAGCTCAAAAAATTGACCATATATGATCTGATAGAACTGATCCTCAAGTATGTATTTGCGATCATATTTCAATATCATCTCAAACATCTTGAGGGATGCCCTTGATGCAGAGTAGTTATTTTGAAACACTAACAAGGCAATCTCTAAAGGGCATCCAATAGAGGCATAGTTGTATTTCATACTTGCATCTAAAAAGTTTGCATAGTTTACATTCGGTCTTTTGGTATCAAATGAGTCAAGATGCTGACCGATTGGAACATGAAAAGCCATAGCCGCCGGCTGCATTTTCACATTTTTGACAAATTTATCAACCTCAGCTCTGCTTGCCGCATTGCTTGCTCCGTTGCCGCCTAAACTATCTCTCAGAGCTTTTGGAATACCGGCAGGCAAAGCCTTAAATGGATTGGCTCCTGTTGACTCTTTGCTCTGCTCTATTTTTAGAGCAATTTTAGCATTTGTATTAGCAGCAATGACCTCAGCATTTGCATACTCTCCGATTTTATGGAGCTTTTGCATTATTGCCCCATATTCTGAATATCCTCTGACTCCGTTGATGCGTTTTTTGTTATTGTAAACCAACCAAGCAAGCAGCCTGTTTTTGCCATCTCTTGCCGGTATTCTCACAGGTTCGGATGAGTTGTCTTTTGGCATTACATAATATGCAATATGTTTGCCCTCTTTGTCTATCTCAACTCCGTCAATGATTTTATTGCCGTTTGGAGCAGATGATAAAGAGCTTTTGACCGCTAAGCCGTTTATAATTTGATACTCTAAAAAACCATCAACAACCCTTTTGACAACTAAAACATCTCCTGCAATCTTTGCGTGTGTATAGACTGTATTTGCCAAACTGTGCAAATTTTGATCTTTTGTGATTGAGATATTTTTATCTTGCTCAAAAAGACTCCATCTGACTTGTATATTTTTGGCAAAATCATCTGTCAGCTCAACTTTGCAGACTCTTTTTAAAAAATCTTTTGCAGGCTCCGGATAACACTTGAGACCTGTTGCAACAGCAAACTGAGTCAATCTTGTAATCCCGGTCTTTGCAAACTCGTTTATTGTAACAAGAGTATAAGCTCTTTTTGCCATAGTGTAATAATCAACATCATAGACATAAAGACCGCCCATCTGTCCGGGATCTTGCTCTCCGTCATAATCAATACCCCAAAGAGTGCCGGCAGGGAATAAAGCAGCTGCCTCAGTTTTTGCAGGCTCAGTCTTTTTGCTGCCTATTTCAAATCCAAATAATCTCATTTAACCCCCTAACCCAAGCCAAATCCTGTCAGATATGTGATTGCTGAGCCATCCTCAATCTCAAGCTGTTCATTGTATAGCCTTTGATAGTATTGAATTTGCTCTGTGATTTCAGCTATTGATGCCTGTTTGACTCTTGTCTCACTTTGACTTGATTTTATTGTGTAATCTGTAACTCCGCCATTTTCAGCAGCTCTTTTAAGAGCAACTTTTAAGCCGGAGATAATGTCTAAAAGCTCTTGTAAAGTAAACATTTAAACCTACCTTTTTTCTTTTTGTATTGCTTTTAAAAGCTCAAATACAGCTCTAGGATTTGCCGCATCCAAGCCTAAGCAAATAATTGATGTGTTATAAATGACTATATCAGCCGCACAAAGATTATAAACATTGATGTCAAAAGCCTCATTTCTGCCTTTGCGTACCCATTTAACAGTAGTCAAACCGCCTTTTGTTTGTGTCTTAACCTTTTTCTCATTTGTCAGCTGTTGAAAATATTTATCCGGGTAATTTGCCGCAAAACTGTACCATCCATCCGGATAACCGCCCTCTTTTGCCTCTTGAGTCAAATATCTTGTCAAAATATTTTTATACTTATCAACATAAATCTCAACAAGAGACAAAGTGTCATAATCTTTAAGATCTGTGATCTGATATTTAACTTTTGTTCTGACTGTTGTTGCAAGTCCTTTGAGTGGTAAAATCCGCCCATCTCCATAACGATTACAAAAATCATAAACAACATCTGTCAATGTTCCATCTCCGGAGTCAACCAACATCAGCTCAACTTGTTTGCCGTTTGTAAAAATCTCATCCATAATTGCTGCTAATTGCTGCCAACAAGGATCCTCAATATCAGATGTATTGCCCTCAAAGACTCTATAATCAATCCCCCAACATCTAAAGCGATCGCCCCATGCTTTAATCTCACACTCTAGCCTGTCTCTTTGAACATCAGCACAGCAAGTCATAAATAGAGCCTCATCCGGAACTTGATTATTAGGCATCTTTTTATCTAACAGCCTATAAACATCAGCAAGCTCAACTCCGTCTGTTTTCTCCTCAAAAGGCAATCCAAGATCCAAATTATAAAATGTTTGTAAATCATCCGGATTTGTACCGGCTTTGATAAAATCTCTCACTATTTCCCACCATTGATAAGATTGAGAGTATAAAGCTGAGATGTGATAAGATCTGTAAAAAGGGATTTTTGCTCTCTGTGTAGGCACCCATTCCCCTTTAAGCTCAATACTCTGTTTGTGATACTCTTTAAACTCTTTGCCGCAATGTTTGCATTTATAAGCAATAGAGCTGTAATCTCCCTCTTTGCAAGCGGCAAAATCAAAAATCAATCCGTATGGCTTAGATATTACTCCGTCTTTGTTTATTGCCAATTTGTCCGGATACTCTCCGCCATCTTTCTCAAAAAATACAAGCTCCTGCATTGCTCCGCATATAGGACAAGGAACTAAATATTTTCTGCAATCTCCATCTTTGTAAAATCCGTATATCTCAGAGTCATGAGCAAGCAGAGGAGTTGAATTATAAAAAACTTTTTTATTTTTTGAGAATGAGTTTGTTCTCTTTAAGGCAATGGAGACTGTTTTGCCCTCTTTTTTGAGTTTTTTAGGATAAGCATCAAGCTCATCTAAAAATAATTTTCTGACAGCATTTGATCTCAATGCAGCCGGCTTATTTGCTGATGCAAGTTTTAAAAAGCCGCCGGAGAATTGCAGCATTGTTGTTGTATCTCCGGTTTTTTTGCTTTTTTTATTCTCTGTCTCAACAAAAATTTTGTCTCTCAAATCAGAGCCATCAAGCAAAGGATCTAGCCTTGTCTCTTTATACTCTTTACAAAGTGCATCAGATGGCAAAACTAACATGCAGGGAGCCGGATCATTGTCTATTGTGTATCCGATCGCATTTTCAATGACTGATGTTGTAAAGCCTACCTGTGCCGCTTTCATGCAGGCAACCTCTCTGATTGGAGAGTTTTTAGAGAAACAATCACAGATCTCTTTTGCGTATGGAGCATTATCAAAACTAAAGCCGCCTATTGTACCGGAGACTTTTTTATCAAGGTATCTGTTTTGCTCCGCCCAATCAGAGCAAGAGAGCATAATATCTTTAGGAATAATCTCATTGATACTAGAGAAAATTTTATCAATCTGCTGTGTCTTTGTTAGTGTCCTCATAATATTTCTTTGCCGTACTTTCTGCTAACTTTAAGCCGCTTTGTATCGTTGAAGTTATAGAGTCCACCATCAGCTTGACAATTTTCTCTCTAGGCTCCTCATCAACTCTCACATAGTCAATAATCTGATCCGCAATATTCAGAGGCATCTCAGATAATTGCTTAAACAAAGTGCCAAATGTAACATTGACAACTTTGCTCAAAACTGCTGTCTCAATGACCTCTCCTCTCTCTTTTGCAATTTTTATCTCCAGGAGAGTATTTTTATGCTCTCTCTCTAGGAGTCTTTGTCTTGAGAGATCTTGCTCAAATTTGAGCTGTACTGCCTCTTGTTCAGCATCTTTTTTGGCTTGCTCTTTGAGTTTTTTTTGCCTTTGTCGTATGAATTTTTTATTTACAGGATGCTCAGTATCAATCTTGCCCTCATCATTTGCAACAATGCTGCCACCACTAAGCAAATGAGAGACAGATGATGAGTCTCCATAACCGAATTTGTCTCGGAACTCGCTTTTTGTGATTAACATAATTGTCTCCAAGATGTTTTATCCTGTTTTAAGACCTTTTGACATCTCTTTTAAAATCCGTCTTTCAGCCTCATGGATAAAAATTTCTCCGCCTTGAGCCGCTGCATCTTTGGCTGCCGGCTCTAATGTAGGAACTTTTTTCAATGTCTGTACTCTGCCTTTAAGTGAATATAAATATTTTGCTGTTTTTCTGACTCTTTTTGATTTTTTAGGCTGTATTTGTATGATGCTTTGACCTCTGTCAGATTTTTCCGGCAAAAAGTTTATTGTCTTTTTGGAATGATGAGCTACACCTATTGCCTGCTTAAATTGCCCCTCTGTCGTTTTTGCAGGATGGCTGACAAGATCCTTGATAGTCTTTACATCATTGATATTCTGTAAATAGTGCCTTTTTGTTACAAGTTTTTTATAGCTGCCGCCTCTGACAGATTTCAAAGGCTTTGCAATATGAGTCTTTTTTGCAATTATCGGCAAGCCTAGCTCTTGTTTTTCAAAGCTATCTGTCTTTTTGCCAAATGTCTCAGCTGCTTGACCTGTTTTAGACTCCATTTTATCAATATTGAGACTTGAGCCGCATTTTTGATAGCGGAGAGACTTTAGATAGTTTTCATTTCTTATTACGAATTTTTTATGAACATTGCTCTTGTATTTTTCATGAGCAATAAAAGCCTCTCTGTCTAAAGTAGATCTGACAGCTTTTGGATAAGCATTTTTTGAAACAGTCAAGAGATTTTTCTCAAGCTGCTGCATTTCTTTGATGTTTGCATTTATCATGTTTAGCTCCATAATTTCAATTTCTGCTGCTCTTGATATTTTTCAAGTCTTTTAACACTCAAAGAAAAATAATCGGGATCGTTTTCTGTTGCAATAAAATCAAGTCCTAAGTTATGACAGGCAATCCCAAAAGTTGCAGAGCCTGAGTAACAATCCATAACAACAGCATCTCCGCTAAGCCTGCCGGATTGCAAGAGCCTTAATAAAATCATCTCTGCAAGTTTGAGAGGCTTTTTTGTCGGATGCCATCTGTTCAATTTTTCAGAGGGATCATCATTTATAAATCCTTGCTGCACAAAAATTAACTTTTGCATTGCAAAGCTATAAGAAGTCCATATAAGCTCACATTGAGAAAAGTCATTTTTAAAATTGTAGTCTGAGACTTTATCCCATATCATCCATGCATTTGTAGGCGGCAGATACTGAGTAAAATAATTGCCGCCAAATATTATCTGATTTTTGGAGACTCTAAAAATCTCATCAAAAACTTTTTTGTCCGGGATTTTATCATCCCATCTCTTTTTTTGATATTGCTTAGGAGCCTTGCCAAAGCCATAAGAGCCGCCATCACATTTTTTGCCATAAGGCGGATCAGTAAAAACAAGATCAATGCACTTATCCGGCAGCTGCCGCATTATATCATAACAGTCTGCAAGTGTTATTTTGTTTTTAAGCTCCTCAAGATTTATCATTTATGCACATTGTCTCAAAACTCTCAGAGGGTTGAATTTAGCATATAGGAT